TATAACCTTTGTTTACTGTCCATAATGCCCTACATTCTTTACCATATGGAGAGTACACAGCAGGAATCTGAGCCATGTTGGGCGACTGGTGACTCATTCTTCCTGTTATAGTGCCATTAGTAATGACTTTGCCATGTACTCTACCATCTTCCTTAATAGCTTCTATCCAAGAATTTACTTGAGCAATTCTTTTCTGTAGCATTAAGTATCTGTTTATTAATTTAGCTTCAGGAATATTATGTATCTCAGATAATACTTTCTCATCAACAATGATATGTCCTTTATCAGTTTTCTTTTTTGGTTTCCATCCAAGCATAACTAATCGTTCAGCAATCTGTTGCCTTGAACCTAAATTAAATTCTTTGTATTTAACTTTAGTGAAAGGTACACCCTTCACATAACCTCTTGCTTTGTTATTAGACTTAGGTATAAACTCTTCTTCTATTTTTAATGGAGGAAAAGTTTCTCTAACTTTAGAAGTTAAGTTGTTCATATCTTCTTGAAACTTAGATTGTAATTCATATGCTTCAACAACATTAATTTTAAATCCTCTCTCATGTTGTTTCTGAATTATTTGTGCAACCTTATGTTCCAATTCAATTGATATACCAAAGTCTTTTGTTTTGTTAATTAAAAATTTATAAAGTCTTTCAGTTAGTTCAACATCATTCCTACAATAAGTTAACATATCTTCAGAGAAGAAATCAAACTGTTCAAAATGTATTTTGTTTTGACCTAACTTAGTACCCCAATTTTTTAATGAGTGTCCACCTTCTATCATAGGATTTAATAATCTAGATAAAACTAAAGTATCAGTTACTTTACAATTAGCAAATACATCATAACCAAAAATAGTATTGACTACTGGTATATCAAATCCAATTATATTATGACCTATAACTTCTTCAGTTTGTTTTATTAATTCAGCAAACCTATGTAACCTATCTTCTTTAAACTGATAATAAGTATCGCCATGTTTACAAACAATACACCATATCTTATCAGCAGTCATGGTTGTTTCTATATCAAATACAACTTTATTAAAAGTCATCAGACTTTACCTCATTAAGTCTACCAGTATCTATATCATATTTTAAATCACAACAAGGACCTGTAATACCAGAGAATCTATTCTTTAATACTCTTATCCTAGTGGTGTTCCTAATATCAGGGTCATCGTTCTGTGCGTCTCTCTCAAGCCCAATAACCATGTCACTTAGCTGACCTATACTAGCCGAACCTCTAAGCTGTGATAAAGAAGTTGATGCTCCCTCTTCATGACCCTTACCTTCAGGTCTTCTAAGGTGTGATACAACTATCATAGATACCCCTGTCTCTTGAACAAGAGTTCTAAGTCTAGTCATAATTTCATCTAATGCTCTTCTCTCATCACCATGTTGTTGGTCAGATACAATAATACTTATATGGTCAATCACTATGTATTTACAGTCTTGACCTTTAGCTAAGAACCTAACTCTTGAAACAATATTATCAATAGAGTTAGAACCAAAATGGTCAAACATAAATACTCTACCAGTACCTACTGTTGCTTTAAAATAAGTTGTCATTTCTTCTTTACTTACATGAACATCTGGTAAATGTAATCTTTGATTAGCTTCAACACTCATCAAACCTTTTGAAGTTATGACTGGTGTTTCTTCTAACATTAACAAACCAATATTATCTTCAGTTGATTTTATAATGTGATGTACTACCTCTCTCATTACTTGTGTCTTACCTAGTCCAGACCCTGCTGTAAATGTAACTAACTCTGAAGGTCTTAGACCATATGTAATTTTATTTAATCCTTCAAAAGGATATTGAACAAATGATTTTGTTACTGGTTTAAGTACATCATCTAATAATGTACTAGCATTTATAATTCCATCAGGTGCAAACTTCTTAGCATCCCAAAATGTTTTATTATATATTTGTATTTTGTTTTGAGTTAAACAATCTGAAGCATCTTTTAATCCTTCAGGTAAATGCATTATCTTACATTTTCCTGGAGAGAATAACTCTGCAACTTTCATTGCACCTTCTCTACCTTGTGGGTCATTATCAAAATTTATAATAACATTATCAAAATTATTTTCTAACCACTCTAAACTATTTTTAATATCTTTAACTGCTGAAGATATTCCATTCTTAATACTTACAACTGGAGTGTGGTATGTTCCTTTCAACATCATCTGATAAGATGATAGAGCATCCAACTCTCCCTCTGTAATTATACAATATTTATTTTTAGAAAAAAGATGTTGACCAAACAAGCCAGAATCTTTTGTATTACCTTGTATACTAAATTCTTTTAGCTTAGTATACCTAGTCTTAGTTGCAATCTTTGCACCTTGAGTATCATGATAAGGATAATAATGACTAATGATATTACCCATGTTATCCATCTTAACTGTAACACCAAACTTTTTACAGGTGTCCTCAGAAATATTTCTATCTATAATTTCTGCATAGTTAGAATCTTTCATGAAGTCTTTTACTTCATATTCGTTTTTACTTTGTGTTGTTGTTGGTTGTAATTCCATATCGTATTCCTTTATAAATTCTTGACATGAAAAACAATAAGCTGAATTGTCTGCGTTAACAGATACTGCATCACTACTTGAACATAGTGGACAGGGTAGGTGATATTTTATAAAACCTTTTTTATTTATTTCTTCCATTGTCGCCCTTAGTTAATTTTAATTAAGTCCAAAAAAAAGGAGTGGCAATTTCTCGCCACCCCCTCGGAGTAAGAAAAAATGAAAAACACATTTCATTTCTACAGTTGGATAGTACTAAAAATCATCCTTGATGTCAACACCACCTGAAGAATTTTCAACATCAAAATCTTCTTTAGGTGTATACTCGATTAAGTCAATGACTTGTACAGCTTGTAAGTCTAAACCCTTTCCCTTCTTACCTTTGAAGTTCCATTCGTATGGTTTGTACATTACTTTAACTTTACTTCCATTACCTACTATTTTATCTAGTGGATTCTTAGAAGCATCTACTAATTGTGGTTGAGTATTCTTATCACCATTAGCCTTCTGTACTTTTCTTTTGAATCTTACTATATTAGGAATAGTCTTTTCATCTACAGTAGTTTCACTAAGTGCTATACCTTGTTCTTTAAGTTCATTAGCTGACTTGTCGTCTACTGCTAAATCAATTCTCCACATAGGTTCAAACTTTTCGTTTGGTCGTGTCAGAGAAGCCCAGTAAGCTGTGCCTTCAATTATTGCCATATGTATTTCCTTTGTTATAATTGTTAATTGTTATTGTTTTACTATCAAATTTAATCATCGTTGTCAACACTTGGTTCATCTTTTTTTTCAAGCATTTCCTCTATTTTTTTATCAATGTTTAATTTAATAGTTTGTTTCTTGTTCAGCTTTTCCTGAAGTTCACCTATCTTAGAACCCATAGATTGAATATCAGAATTAGCCTGTTCTAATTGTATTAGAATCTTTTTAATCTTGCTATCTTTTTGAATAATAATATCATTCAATTCCTGTTTCTCTTTTGTTAAATCAGATATTGTAGATTTATATTCTGTAAGTAAAGCTTTCTCAGTCATATTTATATTGAGTAACACCCTTCATTAAATAATTCTACTATTGGAATTACTACACATTTAGATGCTCTATAATCTCCTATGTTTTTAGTGTGTGTCTTTTTATATTTCTTAACTATCTTCTTTAGTCTTGATACTCTAAACACTAGCATACAATGTTCTTTACCACTAAGTTCTAGTATATGAAACCACCATTTAGATTCTGTCTTATCAATACCAGATGGTTTATTTCTATACTCATACTCAATAGCAATATTACCTGTCTTTCTCCACCAACTTCTTTCAGTTTTAATTTCTACTTTACTTCCTTTAAGTAAGTCAGCTACTCTTTTCTCTCTTATTTGTCCATACTCTAAGTCTAAATCAAACTTAGTATTTTTTCCTGTTGTCATTTTAGTATTGTTCCTGTTGATGAAAGGTACAAATATAATGAGTTAAAAACTTATGAATATTTTTATGCTTAAATAGTTTCTTAGCATTAGCTTCATGTAATTGCTTAAACTTTTTTATTATAAATGTAGGTTCTAAATTTGCGTAATCGCATATCTCACAGAAGTGTGAGTCTTTTTTTGAAAACCAAGCCCTAGCTTCTTGTATTATTTCTTTTCTTCTATTACCCCATGCATGAATATCAATATCCAATGCATCCATAATTGCTCTGACAATAACACTTCGATATAATAATACCTCAGATGTAATTGCTCTACCTTCGCCTTGACTTAGATTGTGTGCTGTGTTATTGTTCAATATCATATTTCATTTTATCAAACACCTTTTGTAACAAAGACTTTTTATTCTGCTTTATAATCTTCGAATGAAACTTTCTTGTTAGTAGATTTTTCGCTATCGGATTTCTTGATTTTATTTTTAAATGTTTCTTCATCAATTTCTTCTACTGTATGTCTACTATGTTTCACTTCTTTACTAATTATATTTGAATATGGACTCCAATTTATTTTCTCTTTAACTTGTTCTAATGTAGTACCTGAATTATAATAGTCTTCAACGCATACATCTACATTGACCCATGTTTTTTTTAAAAAGAATTTATTACTCATATTGAATGTCCTGTCTGTAAGTTATGTTGGATAAAAAGATTTTGTCTTTGTTTTAAAGACAGTATCTCTATTATACATTATAACTTTTGTCTTAACAACCTCTCTAAAAAATAAATATTATCTAATAATATCAATGGTTTAAAAAGGTTCAGGGTGTTGCCTTTCTATTGTAAGTTGTATTTAGTTTAGTCTTGTCTTTTCTTAAAAGTTATTTCAACATGACAATCTTTATCTCCATAATCACCATGCCATGTTTCTTCTAACTGTTCAAGAAGTCGTATTAATTCTTTACCTCTAATACATTCCTCTGATGTTAGCATATGTCTTATTGTTTCTGTTTTACTTTCTTTTCCATTTTTCCATTCTGTTCCATATGAAAAAATTTTATAACTATCTATGTGCATTAACTTATCTCCTTTTTTATTTCATAATGTTTTATTATTTTATTTAACTTATCTTTTTTTATAATACTATAAGGTAATATAATTTTAGCAAACTCTAAAGCTTTTTTATGTGATACTTTCCATCGCCATTGAGGTTTAGTACCTAACCATTTTTCATGTGCTTCTCTATAAAAAATATTACCAAACCCAACAGTATCTTTAATCCAATTAATAACTTCTTCATTGGTCATAGAAATTTCACAAGTATGAACAGTATAAACCTTATTAGATTTTTTCTTTAAAGATTGATAAATAGAAACACAACCATCAGCATCAAACAGACCTGCTAAAAAAGCATCCTTTTCTATTTGATATAAATCGGATGATGTCATGCGACCTCCTTTAAAATTGTTATTGCTCTTGCGTGTGCAGGATACCTTTTAATATATCCTTTCCATTCTATGTAACCAAGCATTTGATAAACACCACTCTTTGATTTGATACTCATGTACTCTCTTATCTCATCAAACTTAGGCATTATCTCATGCTTCTTTTTATAAGCTACTAAATATTTAAATAACTTTAATTGTCTTGGTGTTAACATTTCTTTCTCCAACCATTTATAATTTCTTCCTGACATATTTAAACAGGAATACCATCATCATCTACATTATCTTTTTTATTATACGCAACACTCTGTTCAAATAAAAAATATTCTAAGTCATCATATTCATTTTCTGAAATCATTGCATCAACAAAGTAGTCAGCACTATGTCTATTAACAAATTGTTTTTCTAAAATAAATTTATCTGAATGTGTAAACTTACTCATTACCATATATTTTCTTGTCTTTTTATTTTCCATTTTTATTTTTCCTTTTATTATGTCTACCCATGTACCACTCTGAAGGTTCATAGTTCCATCGTTTACCATGATGTCCTCTTATATCAGCATACCACATACGCAATCTTACTATTAATTTTTTAAAAATCATACTTATCCTTATACCATAAATAAAAAAAATGTCAAGCATTAATTTACTACCTTTGCTTTACATATATTATTATCTATTAACCAATGTGCCTGTCTTCCAAACCAACCTTGAAGCTTCCAACAAACTCCAGTATCAATTAACATTTGCCATGCTCTTAATTCTTCCTCTGCACTTTCACTTGGTATATAACCTTCAGCTATACCTACTGCTTGATGTATGTCCACTACTAACTCCTTTGCTAAATTTATTTGTTTATATTTTCTATAGTATTCAAGTTCAACTCTATTGTTAAATACTTTCCTACCAAAGATTGCTTTGTTAACTCTAACTTTTTTGCTCATAATAATTTATTATTTGATTAGCTACATCTATTCTCTGTTGAGTTTTTAAAAAAGGTAAAATCATTTGAATAACTTTATAACAATCTTTATGTGATGCTCCCCATTTTATTTGTTGCTTACCCAACTCACCATTTTTTTTATATCTTCTTTTAGGATAGGAAAGAAAACCACATCCAAATGTTTCTATCATATCTTTTACAGGTTTAAAATCTGTATTAGTTACTTCAACTCTAATAGATTTACATGGATATATCTTACCTCTTCCATTTTTTTTATCTCTTGTTTTAAATTCTATATGTCCTTCAGCATCTATAAATGCTGTTGCATATATTACTTCTTCATTTAAGTTACTCATCTTCTATCCCTTGCTTTAATTAAATTTAATTGTTCCATAAGTATAGATTCTATCATTGCTAACTTACTCTCATCCCTTTGTGTCCACTCTGAATTATTCATTTCAATAATATCATACTTCCAACTCATCCAGTCTTCTATTATTTCTTTCATCATGTCCTCTGTCATACCTTTGTACTTGCTCCTTTCACTCTATATTTTTCTTCTCTATATTCATCGTAGCTTTCAGTAGTTTTATTCCAAGTTAATCTAATGTTATCTCCTACATAATAAACACCACACATTGACATAACTTTAAAATCTTTCTTATAACATTGTGTCATTCCATCAAACCTTACTATCCTACATCCATCACCTGTCCAATAACCTCCTCCATCTTCATCATCTTTAGTTATAGTTTCAATAAAGAAATGATTTAATATTTTGTAGTCGTGGTCATCACCTTCATGTCCAATATCATCTAGTTGTTGGTCATTGTATATATGTCTATAGGTATATTCATGCTCACCATTTTGTTCGTGAAATTCACACAACCAATATTTCATACTTCCCTCCTTAATCTTTTAAACTCTGAGTACATCCTTTGTAATTCATAACTATTACATTTATCTATAAACTCTGTTAATTCTTTTTTCATTTCCTTTCTATCCTCATGTGCCTTAGCTTTATTACTATCTATTACTTCAAAATGTTCTGGTGTTAGTCTTACCATTATATTAACTCCTCTTGTATCTCTGATAAGTAGTCATCTATTGATTGACTTATCTCATCTGGTAGTTCAACTATTGTTTTTTCTGTTCCATTAGTTAAGAATATTTTTATTAACCAACTATCTATTCTTAAATCTCCTTGCTTATCTATACTCATCATACTCCTCCTCATTTTCTTTTTCATATACTGCTTTGTTGTATGCTCTTGTAACTACATTCTCATCTAGAAAGTATCCAGTATCTGCTTTATGAAAATACTTTTTAAATAAAATAGTTTGTACTTCTGGAAGACTAACTGTTTCATGTCCTCTCTCTAAGCTAGTCCTACTCATTACAATATCCATTACCTCTTCTTCAACATCTATGATTGCTTGTTTAACTTTAGCCATGCTTCTATCTCCTGTTGTTTATAGTTTAATGATTTAATCAAACCCTCTACACTCCAATGCTTCTCATAGGCTAACTGTCCTACTGGTCTTGTATCTGGTTTTACTTTAGTTCTATATTTCTTTTCCATTATATTATTCCTCCTATTTCAAAATCAAACTCTAACTTTTCTAATAAGTATTCTTTATCATAGTCATCAGAGATTTCATTAGGGTCATACTCATCAGAATAAAAATCTCTGATAGCAGTTTCCATAACATCAAAGTCTTGTCTACCTCTTATGATTTCAATAAGAATTTTTATTTCATCCTTACTAAAATGGTCTTTAATTTCTTTAGTTGTTTTCATTTACTTACCTCTTAATTGTTCTACTAATTTAAGTCTAACTTTCTCAGCTTGTTTTAAATCAGCAATCAAATCTTCAGCTTTAGCTTTCACATTAATAAACTTGACACTCATTTCTCTTAGCTGTTCTTCTAGTTCTTTTTCTCGTTCAGTCATTAAGCTACCACCCTTCCTGTATCTCTATCTTTTTTATAATAACCTTCTTCATTTATTTCTCTTTGAGTTTTAGATAATCTATTAAATAAAACTTCATCAAAGTTTTCCCAAGTGAAATAATTTGTAGGCAATAGTTCTCTATCTACATTTAACTCAATAGGTTTTGCACCCATACCAGATACTATTACTCCAAACTTTCTTTTAGGATTATTTAAATCTGTAACTTGATATTTTACAGTCATAAAATATTCCTTTGAGTAGTATTTATTTGGTCTTCTATCTCCTATACTTTTAACCTTAATTAAATAATTACCAGATTGTAATTCAGATAATCTTTGATTTAAGTTATTATACATTTTACTCCTTTGTTTAT